GGCGATGAGTGAATACCATTTTGAGCCTTATGAACACAGAATGGATGGGAATGTCGAGTGTATGGGTTGCGAAGAACAATGTTTAGCAGATGTGCATCGAATCGAGAGTGCTACAAAAGTGAGTCGCTTTGTGATCTGTGAAATCAGAGATGATACGAACCGGGTTGAGGTTGAAGATAATTGGAGGCAGTGGTGAGTGAGGTAGCAAAGTTGACAGACAACGTGAATCATCCAGAGCATTATCAGATGGCTGGTGGTATTGAAGTCATTGATGTGATTGAGAGTGCTATTGATCCGATCAATGATCCAAGGGAGGCAATGTGCTTGGCTAATGTACTGAAATACTGTTTACGATACCGGTTCAAAGGTGGGTTAGAATCGCTCAAGAAAGCGCGTTGGTATTTGGATCGGATGATTGCGTACATGGAAAAAAGAGATGCTAACTTTGGCAACTATCAGCGTAAAGAAAGGATTGAGAAATGATTGAGTGGTTAAACCGGTGGATCAACCCACCGACTGAACTTTTTGTACACAAGGGTGTAGGCTACAAAAATAGGGAGCATGATAAGTGCTGGTGTGGTGCTGGACTGATTACTTTTTATTCAAGGAAACATCGTCAATGTGTGAACCTGGAGAAGTGTGGTCGGATTTACGACATTTATGACGGTGTTGAGATAAGGCATCAGCGATGACATTTAAGGAGCGACACGGATTGAGCATCAGAATGACGATTAGGACATTGTTAATCATGGCTATCATGCTGCCTCATGCGATTGTGCGGCAAGTAGCATGGATTCTACGGTAGAGGATTTGTAGAATGGTTTTTAAGCCAGGAATGAAGAAAGTACCAGGCAGTGGTCGCAAGAAAGGTACACCCGACAAGATCAGGTCAGAGGTAAAAGATAAGATTGAGGCATCGGGTTATGATCCTATCGAGGCTATGATTGAGATTGGCCGGATCGCAACGGAAGAAAAGGATTATATACTCTCATTGGCAGCGGCTAAAGAACTGGCCCAATACATTTATCCTAAACGGAAGTCGGTTGAGCATACGACTGATGGATCATTTATGCCCACAGGTATCACTATCAACTTCACTGAAGATCCGAAACCAATCAGCAAAGGAAATGTGATTGAACACCAGCGAGAAACATCTAAAGATTGACCTGACACCTAAATGGAAAGGGTTTGGGGAGCCACATAGGTACAAGATAGCCTATGGGGGCCGTGGGTCCGGTAAGTCATGGACCATTGCTAATTTGCTGGTTTTAGAGTCATTGCAAACACCAGGGTTCCGGGTGCTGTGTGCCAGAGAGATTCAGAAGTCAATACAGGATTCCGTGTTGCAGCTACTAGCCGATACGATTGACCGGTTGGGTGTATCTGATTGCTTTGAAGTACAAAAGACGCAGATACTAGGAAAGAATGGTTCTAGGTTCTTATTTCTAGGCTTGCAATCCAACATCACCAAAGTCAAAAGCCTAGAGGGTCTTAACCGAGTCTGGGTCGAAGAGGCCGAGGCCGTAACTCAATCATCCTGGGAAACTCTGATACCAACGATACGCCAACCAGGGTCCGAAATATGGGTATCATTCAACCCTAATGATGAACTGGATGATACTTTTCAAAGGTTCGTGGTTAATCCACAGAAAGATTCCTACGTTACGAAAGTAAACTACTCCGACAACCCTTTTTTCCCGGAGGAATTAGAAAAGGAAAGGGTATACCTCAAGTCCATCAACACGGATTTATATAACCATGTCTGGGAGGGTGAGGTCTTATCCAACCGGGATGGGTCTTATTATGCGAAATACGTCAACAATAACCAGGTGATCCCGATGGCAGTGGAGCCGGGTATTCCGGTATCAACTTATTGGGATATTGGTGTGGCTGACAGCACTGCTATCTGGTTCGTTCAGACGATTGGCAGAGAAATCAGAGTCGTTCACAGTTATGAGAATAGTGGCGAGGGCATCCAGCATTATATTAATTACGTTTATGATTGGCGCGACAAGCAACACGCTACCTTTGGCGCTCACTTTGCACCCCATGATATTCGGGTCCGATCATACTCAACCGGTAAGAGTAGATTAGAAACAGCACGTTCATTGGGGTTGGTGTTCCGGGTTACGCCCAACATAGGTGTACAGGACGGCATAGACGCTGCTAGGCAACTGATTCCGAGGTGTTGGTTCAATAGTGCTGATGATGGGTGTATGGACGGTCTGAGGGCATTGAAGCGTTATCGTAAAGAGTTCGATGAAAGGCGTGGTACTTATAAATCACATCCATTGCACGATTGGAGTTCTCATTATGCTGATGCTTTTAGATACTTTGCTGTCAATCATCGAGAGGTTAATAAGCACATGAGCAGACCAGCAGTGGCCTCCACAGACTGGGCAGTTTTAGGCTAATCCCGAATATGGTATAATAAAGGCTGACATGGAAGTTAATCAAGCGCCTGTCACTTCTCTCATGGACGAGAGAGGGCGCGATCATCTACATTGGTGGATTGTGTTTGAAAAAGGACATTGCAAACATTGGTGGACAAGGTTGTTCGATCCAGAAATGCGGCACTGTTGGGCTGTTAAGTTCGATGGTGAGCATTTCATTGCGTTCCGTCCTTACATCGGCTACACCGACATCGAAATACTACCAATCACTGACTCCAGGTGCATCGCACCCGATGCTGCTGCGGTACTTTCTGTTCACACATGGGCAGATGGATTACAAATGCGTGACCTAGTGCCAGCTTGTTTTAACTGCGTGGAGCAAGTCAAAGCATTGCTAGGCGTTAAAGCCTGGGGCGTGGTCACACCAAGACAGTTATACAACTACCTAATCAACACCCCTCAATACACCACAATTCAAGGATAGAATCATGGGATCATCACCAAAAGCACCAGCAGCACCAGAGAAGTCTGAAGCACAGAAGAGATCAGAGGCGCGTCAAGAAGCAGAATACGCATCTACAGATCAAGAAGTTAACGCGAAGCGGAAAGCAATGATGCGTAAAAAGCGAGGCAGATCGTCATTGATCTCTGGTGAAGAAACAGGAATCGGCAAGTCTGGCACACTGGGGTAAACCATGTACAAAATACCTGAGAACTTAGGGTCTGTCGAAGACCTCATTAAGCGCTTTGCTGCGGCCAAGGAAGTGCGTGGCCGGTGGGATTCATTGTTACGCGACTGTTACAAGTTCGCAGCACCGAAACGAGATACTTTATCCGGTCAAGCGGTGGGGCAAAAGCGTGAACCTGATATTGTTGACTCAACGGCTGAACTGGGTGTTCAACGATTTGCATCAAGACTGCAAGCGATGTTGGTTCCACCCTGGCGTGAATGGATCAAACTGGTTCCGGGTTCTGACATCCCAGAAGAAAATCAGGATGAGGCTCAAGCATACCTGGATACCGTATCAGATAAGCTATTCGATCACCTTAATCACTCTAACTTTGCATCACAAGCACATGAGGCTTTTACCGACTTGGCGATTAGCACCGGTGCGCTAACCATTGAGCGATCAGACAGCGACAGCAGCCTGTTAGCGTTTAATGCTGTGCCATTGAGTGAGTTAGTGCCGGAGGAGGGTCCACGCGGTACAGTGGATACCGTATGGCGTGAGCATGAGGTCAGTGTGCGTAACATCGAGCGCTTATGGCCTGATGCTGATCTGTCTGCACATTGTAAGCAATTACTTACGGACAATCCTGACACTAAAGTTTCGATCATTGAGGGAACGATATTCGATCCTAAGACTGAAAAGTATTATCAGTGCTGCATTGAGAAAGCACACAAGCACGTTATCTATGCTCAAAACTTCAATGTATCACCTTGGGTAGTATTCCGTGAGTCGGTTCGACCCGGTGAGGTGCTAGGTCGGGGCCGAGTGATGACCGTCTTATCCGACATCAAGATGCTCAATCAGCAGAAGATGTGGCAGATTAAGAACATCGGGTTACAGACTGCTGGCGTTTATACCGCAGCAGACGATGGAGTTATTAACCCCTTTACAATTTCCATCCAGCCAGGAATAATTATTCCGGTCGGAAGCAACTCAAATGACAATCCGACACTCAGACCGCTACCGATGCCGGGTAATCCACAGTTAGAGCAGCACAGCATTGATGAACTCAGAAAGGGCATCAATCGCGCCTTATTTGCTGAACCGTTTGGCGATGTAGATGCACCAGTGCGAACAGCTACCGAGATGAGTCTGCGGAATCAGGAGTTGATGCAAGACTCAGGGGCAGCTTTCAGCCGGTTACAGACTGAGTTCATTGAGAAGATCATCAAGCGCTCAGTCGATATTCTCATCGAAGAGGGTGAGATTCAACCGGTCAAGATAGACGGTCGAGCCGTCACTATCAAACACACATCACCACTAGCGAAAGTACAGGATCAAGATGAGTTAGCCGCTTTACGGACCTTATTGGAATCCGGTGCAGCCTTTGGTAATGAGTTGATGGCTGGCAGTATCGTCATGGAAGAAGTGCTACCCTGGATAGCGAAGAAACTGGGCGTGGATAATGAGCTGATACGGACCAAACAAGAGCGTGAAGCCTACAAGCAAGCGATGATGCAGCAAGTGCAGCAACAGCAGATGATGGAGCAGCAGATGATGGAGCAAGAAGTCGCTCAAGCGGAACAGCCTAGTGTCCAGTGAAGAAGAGCAAGCACAGAAGATGGAACAAGCCAGCAGGGAAGTTAGTTCCAGGTTCTTAGAATGCTTTAGTACCGAGGCTGGTGAGTTTGTATTGAAACGGCTAGTGTCGATTACGATAGATCGCCCGGTGTTATTTGGTGGCAGCACTAAGTTTGCAGCCGGAATCCGTGAGGGGCAGAACGATTTAGTACGACAGATTTTACAGCAGATGAAGATAGCCAGGGAGGGCTAACATGGAAGAAGAATTAAGCCTCATGGATGGGGCAGCAGAAACAACAGAGCAAGCACCGACTGAGCCAGCTAATGATAGTTGGTATTTGTCAGAGGGTGTGAATGGTGAGGGTGATCGGCCTGAGTGGTTCAGCGATAAATATGACTCAGTGGCCGAGCAAGCGAAAGGCTATAACGAATTATCCAAGCGCTTTGGTGGTTTTACAGGCGCGCCAGAGGAATACTCACTTAATTCACCGGAGGAATTTGGTGAGAATCCAAACGGTGAGGGGTGGTTTGATTCGCATGATCCCGGTGTTGATTTCATAAAGAACTATGCTAAAGAGCAGAACATGAGCCAAGAGGCGTTTGATGCGCTGACGCAAGGCTGGTTACGGCACACGGTTGGCAACTTACAAGAGGTGCAGGCTGCTGAAATGCAAGCACTAGGCCCACAAGCCGGTGATCGACTCGATGCTATTGAGAAATACGGTAAGGCCAACCTGTCACCAGAGGGGTTTGCAAATCTCAAAGGTGTGGTGACTTCTGCTGTTGCGGTGGAAGTGGTCGAAGAATTGATAGCCAAGAGTAAAAACGCTGTCATGGTCGATAGTGCCAAGACCCAAACGAATACCGGATTAACGCGAGAGAAACTAGACGAAATGGTTGCTGATCCTAGATACCAGGAATCACCGACATTCCGTAAGGAAGTAGACGCGAAGTTCCGGCAATTATTTGGTTAAAACAAAGTGTGGTATAATATAGGCTAATCCAGCTAAAAATTGGATACCCATTGCGGACA